AAACCAAGGGTGAATGGGTGGTCTCATAATGCCTAGATTCGTAGTAATGGTTAAAGAGGAATACTGGAACAAGTGGGGCTTTGATGCCGAGAATCTTGAACAGGCCAAGGAGTTAATCCGCCAAGTCTATGAAGGCGAGATTGACTATGAAAGTCTGCCTAATTTTTACGATAAAAACTATTCGAATGAAACAACTATTGAAGAACCTGAAGAGGTGCCAAATGCCTAAGTGTTTAGATTGCGGTAATACCAAGAGAATTTGGTATACAGAGGTCTGCCATAAACTTGGAATCTATAATGATGAAGGTGAATTCATAGATGTCGAGACCGATAACTACGAGGAAGTGCAAACGAGTTCGGGTGAATGTGCTGAATGTGGCGGCAAGAGAATCGAGGGCAAACTATGACTACTGGCCTAGCCTGCGTTCCGTCTAGTGATTGGGTATGGACTGACTGCGACATAAAAGGACACGAGGAAGGTTGCTTTATGGCAACCTGCCCTGCGTGTGGCACTACCGATAGAGATTGCGAGTATAAATAATGTCTGAAGATTCAATCTCTTGGGGAGAACTCGCTGAACTAACTCACGCTACTCAGCTCGAAAGATTCGGCTGGTGTATTTGTGAAGATCCCGAGCAGGGGCAACTCGCTGAAGATTGCCCTAAGAGAGAGGGGGCATAGTTGGTAGGCTTTGGCTTAGTCATACTCTTGTTCTTTACTCTCCCTGTAGGGATAGCAGAGAATCAACCGCTACTAATAGCAATACCGATACTGGGGCTGGTAACAGCCCTAATGTGGAAGGAGAAGTAATGCATCACCGATTCATAATCGGACTGGTGGCTTTGGGGTTGGCGATTTCGCTGACCCCAAACGCCCCAATCCACCTCGAGTTAAAACCTGTAGAGGTAGTTCCAAAAGTGGTAGAGATTCCGGACTTATCTTTGGATCAACTACCTTTATCGTGGCAGAAATTGGCTATGTGTGAATCCTCTGGTCGGCTCAATGCTGTCAGCGGCAAACGCAAACAGTTCCAAGGGCTATTCCAGATTGAGTATCCAAGGACTTGGGTTGCTCACGGCGGCAGCAAGACCAAGCCACCGAAGGATTCAACTCTACTCGAACAGTTCTGGGTAGCTCTTCACATTTATGTTGATCGAGGCTCTAAGCCTTGGCCTTACTGTGGCAAATTCCTAAAGGAAGACTACGGCAAGTAACTTGACAATGCCGACAGCGGCATTAAACTGATACCACTAAGACCCCTCCGGACTGTAGGCCGTGAGGGGCTTAGTCTTTTTATGTCCTTGGATTATCTACCGAGTAGAAACCAGCGGCTTTGAATACTGTAGGCGTTGCTGTCCATACTCGAGACATCATTAAACCGCAATCACATTTAGGTGCAGCTTCTTCCTCTGTCATTCTGCGTTCGATTTCAACGCTGATCCCACACTTACTGCAACTGTATTCGTATGTAGCCATTAGTTATTGTAACTCCCTCTGAATTTTCTTAGACTCTCCTCTGGTACACAATAGATCTCTGGTCTACGCCAGTCAGGTTTATCCAACCACTCCGGGTTCTTCGCTTCTGCACCCATGATCCAACCAATCAGCTCGTAGTTAGGCATACCACCTCTAACCAATACGAACTTCACATCATCTTTAGCATCGGGTCTAACAAGTAATCTACCCTGCTCATGCTTTGTGTATTTAACATCAATGTTCGGTTCAATATCTACGCCACCTTGACCGAAGGCACCACCCCAGTAGACACCAAGATACTTAGCTACTGCTATCTCTGCACCGCAACCATCTACATCGAGAAGGATTCTCTGCCATGCATCCATGTCCTGTAGTCCACGCATCTGTTGGTTCTTCATCGTAGATACATAGCGTTCAATCGCTGTGTTAGCAGCGAGAACAACTTCGTATCTCTCGAGAACTATCTTCAGACCCAAGGCGTTGGCCCCCCTAAGTGATCGATGATCTTTCTTAGTGAGCCTTGAATCTTTCTATCTACTGTTGAATCACTTATGCCCATCTCTTCTGCTATCTCAGACAAGGTCATTGGGCTATTGGAATACCTATTGCGTAACATCACCTGCTCATCTGCATCTAGCAGATCTATTGCAGATCTAATATCAATTACTACAGCCAAGATATTGCCACCCTCACTTGGAACTGATGGCTTGCGTGGGGTGCCATCGTCTACCTTGTCAACCATTACTGCACCATAAGAATCAAACTCAAATGCAACTGGCAACATCTTGGCTATCGTTATCGTGTCATAGAAGAACTCATCGCCGGTTGAGTAACCAAGCTTTGCGGCCTTCTCTTTCCTTGCATACTTCTCAACTGTCCTGCGGAATCGTGCCATGATCCGCCTTGCTACCCACTTAGTTTCATCCTTGCTTACTTCGTAAGCCTCATCCAACATCTTGGCCAAGTGAGGTCGCTTAAGAACATAGACTCGAAGCTCTTGAATCAGATCCTCTTTATCTACATAGCCAGCAAACCTGCGATGGATGTGTGCTGCGGATATATGCACGAGATCTTCGAGGTGATCCTCAGCACGATCTTTCTCTTGCATCAGTCCTCATCTTCTAGCTCAATGATGGCATCCATCACGAACTTAGCAACAAAGAACACCAATGTAATTACAAGAGTTGCGATTAAAAAAAATTTCTTCACTTGTTCTCTGGCCACTTTCCACGAGTAACCATCATGGCAATGATGCAATAGTTAGCAAGATCTTTGAAGGAATCCTCAATGGATTCATGTTGTGGCTTCTCACCGGATGCAAGTAGATTCTTTAGTCGTTCAAACTTATCACCCATACGAACCATCAACCCATTGATAGGGCCACCATATGCATTGTTGATATTGCCCGGGCCGTAGTCTCTTTGCTTACTAATCAGTAGGTTGCCAAGCTCATCGATAATATCCCACGAGTCAGCAACGAACTTGTTCATCGCCGAGTCGGAGGAAGTTGAACTACTATCTCGAGGGCCAAAGGCTGACTTGGACTTTGCTTTAGGCTTAGGATATTTAGGCCCAAGCTTTCCAGTAAGTCTTTCAAACTCTGCATCGTTATGAGATCTATCGATTCCATACTCATACTCGCTCATCTATTCCCAGTCTCCTTCGTAGTCCATCTAAACCCTCATCTAATACTATAGAGTTTACATCACTTCCGAGTGGAAGTGGTATCAATTCTGCGTGTTCAACTTCTTGTAAAACTTTCTCGGCCAATTCCATTCCCGGATTAGATCCATCTTTCTTGTCATCATTGTCTGCCAAGATAAGGACTCTTCGATAGCCACCAAATAATCTATTGAAGTGTGGTCGCCAAGCTTTAACTCCCGGCACTCCAACTGAAGGCAAGAGTTGACTAGCAATGACCGCATCCAACTCTCCCTCGCAAATTGCAATGGTATCCGAAGGCTTTTGTAAATCAACTGCGTTGAACAATCTTGCTGGTTGGTGCATTGGTGCCATGTATCTAGGCCCCGGAAGTTCATCGATCCTTCTGAACTTGAAACCTGCAACGCCATTGACGACTCGATATGGGATAGATAACCATCCGATAAACTGGACATGGCTCGGATCACAGTCGACTGGTACGCTTCCCAGTAGATGCTCGCTTGCCAGTTCCTGACTGAACCCCCGACCTTTTAGGTAAGAGACCGTCTCCTCGTTTATCTTTTTGTGATATGTCGTAGCCAGCTCGTTTAGCAATGTCAGACGCTCTATCGAAAGCAACACGAAAATCCACCCCTTCTTTCCACATTAGTAATGAGTATGCATCTCCACCTATGCCACAGGTGTGGCAGAAGTAAAGCCCTGCTTTCTCTCCGTCTGTACTCATAACAGCAGACCTTCGAGTATCGTTATGGAAGCAGCATCTAACAGGCTTTGAATAGCCTTCTCTTACTTCTCCACCATAGTGTTCGACCACAGCCTTGAGAAGCTCTGGGTCGGCAGCCATTAGTAACTCTTTCTTACTGGCTTCTTCTTAGTAGTAGATCCAAGAGTCTTAACATACTTGTTATACTCCTCGATCCGCTTCTCCATTTTCTTCTGTTCAATTCGTGCATCAAGTGTGTAATACAAGTGTTCTAAGAAGTGATACAAAGCAACACCTGCTACTACGATCAATACGCCTACTACTGTTTCCATTTTAATACCTCCGTAAATGTATCTAACTCCATGATTACAAACGACTTGCCTATGCCATGCTGTCTACGCTTAGCGATAACGATTGGTATCGCTGGAGAAGACTTTCTTTTCTTCATCCAGTTCTTTACTTCAATACTTGCCTCTTCTATCCATGGCCCAAGCTTGAATGACTTCTCATTCTTTGCCTCGACTACGATAAAACTTGCGATGTCCGGGGCCCATAACCACAGATCACCTTCATCGCTAGTGCCTGAGAGCCTTAGTCTTTCGACTGGTTGAAACTCTTTATCTCTAAAGTATTCAACTAGATCTGTCTCCCATGTAGCACCCTTTCTTTTATTGGCCCGAGATTGCTTGGAGTCCAACGAAGTTCACCCCCGGTCTTAGATCGGCCATACCCTGAACATCTCTGTCCACTATCTGAACTCGTGATGCATCGATACCCAGCGTTACATAGTTAGATGCATCTGCTGAGTGTTCACCGAATCTATTCTTAACTGCTGCAACCCTGAACTCTTGGAACTCTGGGTTCATCGCAATAGATAAAATCATCGATGGAAGTTGTGATGCCTTACCGAGTATTGCTCGGCGAGGTGCTGGCATCTTTGGATCTCCAGTTCCTGCCTCACTCATGTGAGTTAGTGCAAGAACACAGGCACCAGTCTTACGAGCCACATGGTGCAGCTCTGACATGATGGCTCGGATACCTGACCACTCTTCACCAGTAACAGATACACAGTTCATCAAGTTATCAATCACAATCAATGCAGGTGCCATGCCATAGACCTCGCCATAAGCGAGGATCTCTAACTCGATTGCATCAATGTCCGGTGATGGATCAAAGACCCACTTAATGTGTGAGCCTCTCTCATTCAACAATGGATCGAAGTAATGTGAGTCTGCATCCAAGTATGTTTCAACCTGTTGCTGTGGTAGTCCAGTCAAACCTGCAACTGTTCTAAACATCTGAGTAATGGGGTCGGTATCCGCCGAGAAGTAAAGAGTCGGAACTCCTGTCTTCAAGGCGTATACCAACGCCATCAAACTCTTACCTGAGTTTGGTTGACCTGCGATAAGACACAACTGTGACTGACGGAATCGCATACCATGCTGTCTAAGTCCAGCCCATACATCAGGTAAGGGTTTAGCAGAGGAGCTTGTGCTGTGAACTGCTTGCAGTAAGTTCAACATTAGGCTGCCACACTCCTCTTTCTTTCCAGTTTAATTGCTTGACGAATCTTTTTTCTTTCGATTGCAGAAGATCCTCCCCAATAATGGAAGTCTTCATTATGTAATGCCCAATTAAAACAAGATACTAATAGTGGGCAAGTGGCACAAACATTACGAAGTGTTTCGTAATGGCTGAAGTCTCTTTCTTCTGTGCAGAAATGTTCATTACCGATAGATGCACAAGCTTCGGTACCGGTGAAGGCCGGGTAAGAAGGCTTACCCGGCTCCACCAACGACATTAAGAAGCGTTTGCTCTGAAGTCGCATTGCTGGCCCTGTGGTCGTGAGCAAGCATAGAAAGCACGATAAGGCTTTCCGGATGCTTTGGATACACCAGCAGGAACCTGCTTTGCTGCTTCTCCATGCTTACATACTGGGCCGTTAGTAGGGGCAGCATTCGCTGGCTGACCCCATGCATCTTGCGGTGGTGTGATTACAGTTGCATTGAATGCTTGTGCAATCGCTTGCGTTGTCATTGGTTGAGAGCCTGTGAAGGCGTTAGCCATGGCTTGTAGTAGCGACTCGGCACCACTTGGATCTAAAGCTTCTGCTAGTTTCTGTGAGAAGCCTTGATATGTTGCATCTGCAATGACAAAGATTGTTCCATCGTTTGTCTTTGTAGAGACTTGAAAGCCTAGTTCGGCCATCTTATTTCTCCTTCGTGTGTTTGATGTTTAGTCGGACTGATTCTTTGCCGACTGGTTTTTTAGGTACGAAGCCCAAGAGTTTCTCTACTTCCTTCTCATCGATAGATGCACGGCCTGCGACAGTAGTCCAACTAATGTCGATCCCACTCCGTGTTCTACCGAAGATGCCTTCGAGTGAAGCTCGAAGACTCTCACGCTTCGCTTCCAGATCATCGATCTGGTTTCCCAACTGTAAGAACAACAAGGCATTGCTGTCCACCTCAGTATCTAGAATTTCGACTTCCGAGGGTTTAGTAAGTTCTTTTTTTAAGCCACTACAACCCAACTCCCCAGTTGCATCGTAGAACTTGCAATAGAACTGACAGTAGCTGGCATCCTTTTCAGGAGGAGGTGCATCAGTTACTTCCTTAATACTCTCGAGCCAATCCAAAGCTTCCTCTGCAATGGTTGGATCGTAGTCTTCAGAGTGAACCTTTACATCTCGTTCATCACCATCCCGGGCAATGGCACACAAGTTAACGGTCTTTACTTTGTAACCGTTCTTCTCCAACAAGTAGCCATATGTATGAACTTGCCAACGCTGGTTCTTCGATGGGAAGTAACTCAGGTTCTTAACCTTTGTTGTCTTCCAGTCAACGACTGCACCAGTTTCAGGAATGAATAAATCTATATGGGCTTTCATTCCATTGTATTCGACCTCGGTCTCAACTAGATACTTCTTGCCTTCGGGATCTAATGCTTCGATTGATTTCTCAATCTCTGCATGGATGGCAGTTCCCATGATGGCTGCTAGTTTGAGTTCGTTGTCGTTTGTTTCGGCTTGTCCATTTAACCGAAACCAAACCTTGCGTGAACAGCCACCAAGTTCTGATGGCCCTATCTGCACCTGAGTGCTACGAGATTTACTTGCATCCTTAGCTCGTAGAACTTGGATAAGTAGATCCTTGATCTCACTCATCTGCTTTACCTTTCTTCATGTCATCTTGCACTTTGTTGTAGGCTGTCCAGAATAGTGCATAGTAAGAAATATCAAAAGGTATAGTCTTCATATGCGTAACCAATGCACCAGTATGGGCATAGGCTTGAATCCCTGCTTCTTTAAGAAGCTTGAAGAAGATTATATCTTCACCAATAAACTTATCTTCAGTCATGTCATTCTCGTGGAAGAAACTCTGATCCGGAAACTTCTCCCTTAATTTAGGGATGATTGACTTGTGCATTAACACGCATCCAAACCCAGCAGAATCAATCGGAATGATTTCATTCTCTGGTAGTGGGTGTATGTATTCAATCTCGTATTTATGTCTGCCATCTTTGAAGATAGTAGGCATTGGAACCGGTAGATTATTGATGCTGTCTTTCCAA